CGGGGCGCGGGCGCGGCGTGGTGTTGAGCGGCTTCCAGAATTCGGTGAACAACGTCCCGCAGTCGATCCTCGCGCCGCTGACCGCCGTCCAAGGCGACGGGAGCGCGATCACCGTCCTCTTCAGTGGCAACTTCGGCACGATGGCGGAGATCGGGACCACGAACGCGACGATCGCGATCAACCCCGCGCCTGCGCCGAACGACACGATCACGGCCGGGTTCCAGTTCTACGTGCCCTGCCGCTTCGACACGGACACGCTGCCCGTTCAACTGGAGGACTACGGCATCGGCTCGTCGAACTCGATCAAGCTGATCGAAGTCCGGCCATCGGCGTTCTGAGGTGACCCCATGAAGAGGATTTCCGCCGCGCTGTTCAGGGAGCTCTGCAGCCAGGCGTGCCGCATCTCCACCGCATGGAAAGTGACCCGCCAGGACGGCGCGGTCTACGGCTTCACGTCGAGCGACCTGGAGTTCACCCTCGGCGGGGTGACCTATACGCCCACGAACGGCTTCAACCCGAGCGCCGTGGTCTCGAAGGCCGACCTCTCCGTGGACAACATGGAGGTGCAGGTTCTCGACAGCCCGGTCATCACGGAAGAGGACCTGATGGGCGGCAAGTGGTCGAACGCCGCCATCGAGGTGTTCTGGGTCTGCCCAGAGCACCCGGAGTGGGGCGTGGTCCCGCTGCGCGGCGGCCGGCTCGGCGAGATCGTCATCAAGACGGGCCAGTGGACGACGCAGTTGCGCTCCCTGTTCCAGCAGATGCAGCAGCCGCTAGGCGTCCATTACACGATCGTGTGCAATGCCCAACTCGGCGACGACCGCTGCGGCGTGAAGCTGGACGCGCCAGTCTGGCAGCCGAACCACGCCTACAACCTCGGCCTGCTCACCGACGCCAAGATCGGCGACATCGTGCAGCCGACCACCCCAAACGACTTCTGGTACGTGGCGAATTACACGACGGCGACCGAGCAGCCGATCCGCGCGCCGACGAAGCCGGGGCAGGGGCTCTCGGCGAACGACGACGCCGGCCCGAACGACAACACGCAAGTCGCGGTCGGCGCGGCCCCGAGCGACCTCAGCCAGTTCAACTATCAGGGTGACCCCGTGGACATCTTCGGGATCAAGCTGGGCGTTGCCTTTCTCACTGCCTCGTCGTTGGTTTCTTTCCTGTGCAACTACGTTCAGGGAGTGCTGTAGATGAGCGGCAAGGACAACTACAACGGCTATTCGGTCACACAGGGCGGCATCGGCAACATCATCGCCGATCCACATGTAAACCGGCAGACGCGCATGAGCGGCGCGGCGGAGCCGAACTGGCCGGCGGTCGAGTATGCGACCATCGTCGATGGCGGGGTTACGTGGACCGCGATCTACGCGCGTAAGACCGTGGGCACGGTGACCGGCGTGCTCAACGCCCAGGTGTTCCAGCATAACAAGCTGGTGTTCCCGAACCACTTCTTCCAGTATGGCGTGCTGCTCTGGCTGACCGGTCGCAACGCCGGCTTCACGACGCCGATCCGCGACAGCTTCGGGCCGGTGACCAAGGATGGGCAGACCAGCAAGCCCTACATCTTCTCGCTGGAGCTCGCGCCGAACCCGATCGACTACGGCGACACGTTCCAGGCGACGGTGGGCTGCAACAAGACCCGCTACATGTGCCAGCTGTTCAACAATATGGACAATCATCGCGGTTTCCCGGATATGCCTACCGAGGAACGCGCGCTGGCGACGCCGAACATAAGCAATCAAGGATATTCTCCACGCACCACAAAATAGGTGTGGTATTGTTTAGACGAAGGGGGGTGCATCGTGGAATATGGAAAGAAGAAAGCGGGTCGGCCTGGTCGCGATTACATCGGTGCCGTGTTTGGCCGTCTGACGGTGGTTGGTCCGCATAGCGGCCGTCGTGTGAAATGTACCTGCTCTTGCAGCGCCGAGATATGGCCCACGAAGCGAAACCTCGTTTCTGGTCAGACAAAGTCGTGCGGTTGCATAAAGCGTGAGATGCTACTAGAGCGCAACAAGACGCTGACGTTCATCCACGGGCATTCACGAGCGAACGGCGGCAAGCCGACGCCAACCTACAATTCGTATCGCAGTATGCTCGCGCGCTGTTATGACCCCACGCACGAGAACTACAAGAACTACGGCGGGCGCGGTATCAAGGTGTCCGGGAGTTGGCGGAACAGCTTTGATACGTTCCTCGCCGACATGGGGGAACGACCCGAGGGGCGCACCTTGGATCGCGTGGACGTAAACGGCGATTACTGTGCAGCTAACTGCAAGTTGTCAACGGACGAAGAGCAGAAAACCAACACGCGGGCGAAGCTCGCGAAGCAGACCAAGTAAGTGCAGATAATTGCATGACGCCCCAGGAACTGCCAGCCGACCGAGTTCGGACCCGCCGCGAGATCATCATGGCCGCGCGCGCCTGGATCGGCACGCCCTACAAGCACCAGGGGCGCGGCCGGTCGGGGCTCGACTGCGTCGGGCTCATGATCGAGGTCGGCGACGCGGTCGGCTACCACGTCGACGCGCCGCGCGCCTATTCCGCGATGCCGCAGGGTTGGCAGCTGGTCTATCCTTGCGAGAAGCACCTCTGGAAGCCCGAAGATCAGACCAAGGTGATCCCCGGCGACATCGCCGTCTTCACCGGCTGGAGCAACACCGAGCCGCAGCACTTCGCCATCATCGGCAACAGCCCGCACGGCGTGACCCTGATCCACTCCTTCTCCAAGTTCGACAAGGTGCTGGAGATGCCCTGGAACAGGGTGTGGGAGAAGAAATTCTTCGCGCGCTACGTCATCCCCGGCACGGAAGAGGCTTTCGTCTAATGGCCATGATCGCGGTCCAGCTGCTCATGGGCCTGGGCGGGATGCTCCTGACGGCCCTGTTCACGCCCAAGCCCAAGGATCAGTGGGGCTCGCGGCTGTCGAACATCAACGTGCCTTCGGTCACTCCGGGGCAGGTGATCCCGCGCGTCTGGGGAACGATGAAAATCCCGGCGACCATGATCTTCGCCAGTCCGCTGATCGAGACCATGCACACGCACCAGGCGTCCAAGAAGGGCGGCGGCAAGGGTCTGTTCGGCGGCCACGCCGCGCGCAGCTACACGTTCACCTATTCGATCGACGCGGCCTGGGGTGTCTGCCTCGGACCGGTCTACCGGATCAACCGCATCTGGGCGAACCAGAAGCTGCTCTACGTGGACCCGCAGGTGCAGACCACGGCGCAGCGCGACTTCGACGCAGCCTACCAGGCGGAGGCGACGCGGCTGATCGACGAGGAGGGCGTGACGCTGGATTACGCGGCGTGTTCGGCCTTCGTGTTCGCGTGGAACAACTACTCGACTGGAGAGGTCACCCTGAGTTCGCCGAGCGAAGCGGCGGACTACATCATGTCGCATCCGATCGACGACACGGATGGCCTCTTCGGGTCGCTGCTGTACCCGAACCGGGACAACGTGAACGTCATTATCGGGCAGCTGTACTCGGGCCTGAACAACCAGAACACCTATCTCTCGCAGATCAACCGCTTCGACCAGATCGAGATTTACCTGGGCACGGACGGGCAGGGGCCAAACGGTCTGCTTGAGGGCTATCTCGGGCAGGGCAACGCGCCGGCCTTCCGCAACTGTGCCTATTTCGTCATCACGAACCTGCAGCTGATGGACTTCGGCAACTCCGTGCCGAGCATGACGGTCGAGGTCCAACGCACGCCCAACGGCGTCACGGACTTGGTCCAGGTCATGACGGACATCTGCTATCAGGCGGGCCTCCAGGACGGCGACTTCGACACCGTATCGAACCTCGACGACACGCCGTTCCCAGGCTTCGCGATCGCGTCGAACCAGTCGGCGCGCGAGGCGGTGGCCGAGCTCCAAAAGGCGTTCCCGATCGACGCCGCCGAGACCGGCTACAAGATCATGTTCAACATGCTGAACGCGCGGGCGACGCAGATCATCGACCCCCGCGACTTTGCGGCGCATGTGGACACGGAGGCCGTGCCCGACCGGCAGCAGGTCACGATCATGTCGGACTATGACCTGCCGCAGCGGATCAACTTCCGCTACCAGGAGCCGGCGCGATCCTACTCGCCGAACGCGCTCTACGCGGCGCGCTACAACACGCCGAGCCAACAGATCGAGGACCTCGACGTCACCGTCGCGCTCAGCCGCAACACGGCGCAGACGGCGGTCCAGAACCTTCTCGGCTACCGGATGCTCGCGCGGCGCACGTACAAGTGGATGCTCCCGCGCAAATACGTGACCCTGGAGCCGACAGACCCGTTCCGCATCCCAAACAAGGTGGATCCGACCCGCTACGACCAGTTCTATTGCACGGAGGTCCATGTCGGCGCGAACGGGCTGCTCGAAGTCCATGCGGTGGACCACGTCTACGTGGACCCGAACCTCAAGCCGAGCGACCAGGTCGCGGACGACTTGCAGGCGGCGACCGGCGGCAACACGACGCTGCCCTCGACCTCGCAGACGCGCGCCTATCTGCTCGACGTGCCGCTGCTGTTCGACAATGACCTCGACAAGCCGGGCTTCTACGTGGTGCTGGCCGGCATGTTCAACGCCTGGGGCGGCGGCGCGCTCTACGTGGACGCGGCCTCGCCCTCGGTGGCGACGGCCTATGGTTTCACGAGCACGACGCCCACCGCCGGCTCGTCGTGGGAGAGCATCGCCTCGTCACAGTTCAACATCCCGCACGGCGTGGTCCTGAACAGCCTCGCGCCCGACATGCACAGCTGCTATTGGGACCGGGTCAGCGTGATCACGGTCCGCATCTACAACGGCATGACGCTCCAGTCGGCCAACGAAGAGGACATGCTGACGCAGGCCCTGAACGTCACGGTGATCGGCAACGAGGTCGTGCAATACGCGACCGCCGTGGACCTGGGGAACGGTCTCTGGAAGCTCTCGAACTTCCTGCGCGGCCTCAAGGGCACCGAGCGCCGGATCGACGGGCATGCGACCGGCGAGAGCTTCGTCCGGCTCACCTCAGCCGTGCAGCGGGTGATCACGACGATCGCCGATGTCGGCCAGACCGACAGCTTCCGGTCCGTTTCGGTCGGGCAGGACGCCTCGACGGCGTCGGACTTCACGTTCACCGACTACGGCGCGAGCGTGAAGCCTTATTCCGTGGCGGTCTACGAGCGGTTCCGGGACGTCGATGGCGACGTCCGCGTCTCCTGGTGGCCTCGCGTCCGGCAGAACGGCCAGTGGCTTTCGGGGGCGGACGTGAAGTTACCTGCAAACGACAGCCCCGAGATTTACATCGTGGACGTCTGCTCCAGCGCGGACCCGACGACGGTCGTGAAGAGCTACACGCTCACGGGCGACCGGGTGAACCTCGGAGCCAGCTTCACGTACACGGCGGCGCAGCAGGCGGCCGATCTCGGCGCAGCGGCGAACCCGGTCCATCTCGCAATTTACCAGGTCTCGCAAGTCATCGGAAAAGGTTTCGGCCGAGGCGTTTCGGTCTAGTGAAATTAGTTGCATAGCATGCTAGGACAGCTTCAACAGCAGGACACGCATCATGGCAAATAGCCCCACTCTCGGTCTGACCCTTATGTCGGCCTCCCAGGCCCAGAAGGAAGTCGTTTTCAACGAGTTCCTGATCGCGATGGACGCACTCTTCCGGGGCGTCGTCATCTCCGCGACGCTGACCGCGCCCCCAGGCTCTCCCTCGGCGGGCGACACGTACATCATCGGGTCGGGCGCGACGGGCGCTTGGAGCGGCCAGGACCACAATATCGCTTTTTGGTTCAACGGCTGGCAGTTCGTGACGGCCAAGGACCACATGCGCCTATACGACCAGACGGCGACGGTCTGGCGCGTGTATCACGCCAACACGACCTCCTGGGAGGCGGAGCCCGCCTCGACCGTCTCGGTCCTGAACGACCTGACCAACGTGCAGGGCTCTCCCTCTGACGGTATGGTGCTGACCTACGTGCTGGCGGACGGCAAGTGGGAGCCGAAGGCCATCACGTTCCCCTCACTGGCGCTCAGTGCGCTCTCCGGCGTCCAGGTGACCGAGGGTTCCGCGATCGACGGCAAGGCTCTCGCCTGGAACCAGACGGACCACAAGTGGGAAGCGAAGCCGTTCCTGTCGAGCGTTCCGGCCTTTATGTCGCTACCGGGAGTGAGCTCGCCGACCGGCCTCGCCGATGCGTGGGTCGCGGTCTACAACGCCGCCGGGCCGGGCCTGACCTTCGTGAACCCGTCGAGCATCATCGCGGTGAGCTCGCTGAACCAGGTCGGCGATGTCGCTTATCCTGTCGGCGGCGTCGGCGCGATCCCCTCGGGCGCGAGCCTCGTCTGGAATGGTGCGACCTGGGCTCCGTCGAGCGTAGCGCCGGCCACGATCGGCATCACCGGCATCATTAACGGTCCCGGCTCGATGGACGGCAACGCCGGCAAGATCCTCCGGGTCAACTCCGTCGAGAGTGCTTGGGAATACGTCCCGAACACCCTCGCCAACCTCGCCGACGTGAGCGTGACCGAAGGATCGGGGATCGACGGCTACGTGCTTGGGTGGGACAGCGGAGCCGGCAAGTGGAAGGCGCTGGCGCATTCCTCGAACTCGCTGCAGGCCCTCACCGACGTCGCTGTCTCCGAAGGGCCTGGCATCGACGGTCGAGTGCTGACCTACGTGAATTCCGACGCGAAGTGGGAAGCCAAGGCGCTCAACCCGATCGCGTGGTCCGGCGGTTGGAGCGACATTCAGAACCGGCCTTCGTTCGCAGCCGTCGCCACCTCGGGCGCGTACAGCGATCTCTCGGGCAGGCCCTCGCTGGCCGCCGTGGCTACATCGGGGGTCTACAACGACCTGAGCGGCAAGCCGGCCCTGGCGGCGGTGGCCACCAGCGGCGCGTACAGCGACCTCACGGGCAAGCCGACGTTCACGACCACGCTTGCGAACCTGACCGACGTCAATGTCACCGAGGGAGCCGGGATCGACGGTTACGTCCTGAAGTGGGATAAGGGGACGTCGAAGTGGCTCGCATCGGCCACGGGCGGCGGCTCCGCGACCCTGGCGGCCCTGACTGACGTCCAGGTGACGGAAGGCGCGGGCATCGACAACAAGGTGCTCTACTGGAGCAACGGCTCGTCGAAGTGGTTGGCCGGTGGACTGGCCGCCGTCGCCTGGAGCGGCAACTACAGCGACCTCAGCGGCAAGCCGACGTCGAGCAACTATTCGCTCGCGGGCCTCAGCGACGTCAACGTCACGGAAGGGCCGTCGATCGACGGGCGCTACCTGAAGTGGGATAACGCGACCTCGAAGTGGGTCGCGGACACGCCCTCGGTCGGTCCGTCCACGCTTGCGACCCTCACCGACGTCAACGTCAGCGAGGGCTCGGGTATCGACGGCTACGTGCTCAAGTGGAACAACGCCACGTCGAAGTGGGTCGCCTCGGCGAGCGGAGGCGGCGGCGCGTCCGCGCTGAACGGCCTCAGCGACGTCACGCTCACTTCGCCGTCCAATGGGCAGGCGCTCGTCTACGACGCGACGGCCGGAATGTGGAAGAACTCGACCGTCTCCGGTGGCGGGGGCGGTGGCGCGGGCTCGGGCGTCACCTTGACTCGTCCAACCATCGTGCAGTCGGCGGTGGCCTGTGGCGGGATCAGCACGATCACGATGGGGGCGGCCCCGACGCCCGGCAACCTGCTTGTCATGTTGACGACCCACTGGTCTAACGGCGTCACGCTGCCGAACGGCTGGACCCAGGTGCTCTATGTCGGAGGCGGTACGAACGACGGCTCGATGATCGGGTACAAGATCGCCAGCTCGGCGGACGGAGTTACCCTCCCGACCAACGCCCAAGGGAACACGGCCGGCATGAACGTCGCGGTGTTCGAGATTTCGGGCGCGAACCCGCTCAGCCCGCTCATCGGCTTCGACTACTACCAAGACGCGACCGCGACGTCGAAGACCGTGACGGCCTACAGCGGCCTGGATCAGTCGCTGTCGATCGGCATGTTCGCCACGACGAACGGCTCTGCCCTGCCGACCCTCAGCGCCAGCGGCGCAAGCGTGACGGCCGGGCCTACGACGACGTCGGCCAGTGGCTCCGGGTCGCCGCGCGCCGTCGCAGCCTTCTCGGCGAACACGACGAACGCGAGCGACGTGATCACGGGCGCCTGGGGCTCGACGGCGAACAGCTACGGCCAAGTCGTTGTGCTCATGCCCGCCGCCAACGTGGACAAGATCGCGGTTTCGGCTCTGACGGACGCGACGCTCGACACGCTGCGCGACAACGACGTGCTCGCCTACGACAAGACCTCGGCGATGTGGAAGAACAAGCCGGCGCTCGGCGGAGGGTTCACGCCGCCGAACCCGGCCGTTATCACGACGGTTACGAAGTTCGGCGGCTCGACGCGCGTTTATACCACCGTTGGCGGCGTTCCGGGGCTGAGCGTGAGGCCCGGCGTCAGCGACGCTGACGGGACGCTTTATGGGCTATTCCAGAACGTCCCCTCGGGCGCGTTCAGTTCGATCGTCAAAGCCTCCAGTCTGAACATCAGCAACGGCGGCGGCTGGAAGGCGTGCGGCATTGCGCTTGTCCATCCGACGAACGGCAAGGGCATGTTTTTCATGCGCAACGGCCAAGCGTCGCCGAACCTCTACATGTGTCAGTTCGGGAGTGGCGGCGGTTACACGGGCGGAAGTCCCGTTGACCAGACCACCCTGAACCACGGGCTCGACTTCCTACATGTCGATTTCGACGGGACGGACACCATCACGTTCGCCCTCTCTCGTGACGGCGTCAACAAGCTGACGTGGAAGACCTATTCGGCGGGGGCTAAACTCGGGGCGGCTCCGGTTCTCATCGGTCCGGGCTGGAGCGGGCAAGGCGATGCGGCGGCCGGGCCGATTTACACGTTCCAGCACTATCATGTGGGGTCGGCGGCCACGAACGGGCTGTAAGAAGAATCGGGGTGGGCTCTGCGAACCTCCTCGAGTTCTTGGAGCGTGCCGGGTCCGCATGCGGCCTCGGGCTGAGGCGCCTTTCTGAGGTGGCTACGGCGGCGTTGCGGAAGCCGATCCATTTGGTATGGCTCACCGGCCAGGAGCAGGACATCGGGAGCAAAGTGGTTCAGGTCCGACGCTTGGCGGTCGGACCCGAATGTTGCAAAAGGGCGAAGTGCAGCCAATCCGCAACCCGTCCGTCAAAACCGGGCATTCGATTTTAGGCGAGACTTGGCCGCGGGCGGAATGGTAGGTTTCACTATGCCAGGACCCGGAAGGGGTAGTTTGATCGAAGCTCGGAATCGACGCTGAAGTCGGCGTAGCCTGGCCGGTGGGCGTGTACCAATCTTGGTGTGCCTGTCGCCGCGATGCCGACCTCTTCACCGGCAACGCGGCTAGCGTGTTGCTTTGCAAGACGCAGCGAACTCCGTCTCGGTTATCTCGAACTAAGCGGGAGCATCCCGACGCTTTGCGATTGATTTTTGAGCCGGATAGCTCTAGCCCCTAGATCGACATGACGGTTTCATGACGAGGTAACGCGATGAACGTGTCGCTATCCCAGGCGGTAGAGATACACGCGAAGGTGCTCAAACGCAGAACAGGCTATCGGGCGCCCGCTTTGGCCAGAGAGCGGGCGTCACGTTGTGCGACTGCCGGCGATGCCGATGGAAACTCCGTCTGGTTAGAGGTTGCCTCTATTGTAGACAGACTTTTGATGCTCGAGTTTTCCGGCGACGGCCAGCGGGAAAAAGACAAGCCACGTTGAATACGCGCGCCCTTATGGGTGAACGCATGCCAAAGGCACGGTCGCGGGGCCAGCGCCCCGAGCAGACAGTCTCCCCAATTTAAGATATGTGTCCGCCGATTTAATACGGGCTGATAGAACCCGCCGTCATTTCGTCCGCAGGAGCAATCGCGACGCGACACTGAGCAGGAGCACGAAGCCGGTCACAAGCAGAGCCGCCGCGTATGCCAACGCATTCGCCGAAGCCGAGGGTTCGTTGATAAACGTCCAAATTGCGTAGGTCAAATATGCGATCGGCGAATGGATCACTTGTCCGTCCCAAAGATAATTGGACCAACCAGCGGTATAGAGAAGCGGCGCTGTCTCGCCAACAGATATGGACAGTGCAAGCAGAACGCCGGTGAGCACTCCCGGCGTTGCCGCCGGCAAAAGGACGAGAAGAATAACCTGTCGTTCGCAGGCTCCGAGGGCATAAGCCGACTCGCGTAGATCGATGGGAAGCGCGGCGAAAGCCAATTCGGTCGATCGACAGATATATGGCAGGCACATGATGCCCAAAGTGACGCAGGCGGCCGCCGCCGAGAACTTCCATCCCAGGGCCTGGACTAGGATGACGTAGCCGGCGTAGCCCAGAACGATCGACGGAATACCGACCAAAGCGTCGGACAAGAACTGGATCGTCTTTGCCCAGGCGCCGCCGGAGAATTCCGCGACATAGATTCCAGCGGCGATGCCGAGAGGGATGGCAAGGATCATCGTACCTACGGCAAGCACCGCCGTTCCCTCGATCGCGTTGAGCAAGCCGCCGCCATTGCCGCGCGTAGGCTGTGTGAAGATCTCGAGAGACAGCGCGGAGACGCCGTCCACCAGAATCATTCCGAGGATCCAGCACATCGCGACCCCGACCATGACCAATGCCGCCGCACAGAGAGCCCAGCCAAACTGCGAGACGCGTCGTCGCCGCCACGCCAGGGCGGGGTCATGGATCGGGGGCGCGAGCGGCGCCGGCGCAGTCGCCGGCGCGCTCAAGTTCGTCCGCCGCCGGTGTAAGAAAGCAACAATCGCGCGAGCGCGTTAACCACGATGGAAATCAAACAGAGCGCCAGCGCAATCTCGGCAAGCGACCGGATCGCGAAGCCGGTCGAATCCGCCAAGGCGCTGTCCAGTTGCGAGACGATGAACGAAGCCATCGTACTCACGGGACCGTAAATGTTGGGAGGCAAGGCGCCCAGCGCGTTGCCGCTCACCATGAGAACGGCCATTGTCTCTCCCATCGCGCGGCCAATGGCGAGGACGCATGCGCCGATCAGCACGGTTCGCAAGCCCGGCATGATCACGTACCAAATGGTCTCGAAGCGCGTCGCGCCCAAGGCCGCGGCCGTTTCGCGCAGCGAGTCGGGCTGGCTGACGATCGCGTCTCGCAAGGTCACCGTGATCAACGGCACGATCATCAGCGAAAGCACTAGGCCGGCCGTGAGAAGACCGTACCCGCTGCCAGTCGGGCCGCCGAAAAGCGGGATCCACCCGAACCAATGCGACATCGCCGGAGCGATGTGCTTGCCTATGAGCGGGATCAGAACGGCGTAGCCCCAAAGACCGAACACGACCGAGGGAATGGCGGCGAGCAACTCGACGAACAGCGACAGCCAAATTCGCGCCCGGCTCGGAACGGCCTCGGCTAAGAAGATCGCAGCGCCCACGCCGACCGGCACGGCGAGAAACATTGCAATCGCGGTCGTGAGCAAGGTGCCGCCGATGAGGAACAGAATCGCATAATGGGCCCCCGGCAGGATAGACACCCCGTTCCGGAGGACGGGAACGCCATAGGCATTGCCAAGATTCCATTGGCTCCCAGCGACGAAACTCCACCCGTTTAACGTCACTGCCGGCCAGGCATAGATCGTCAAAAAGACCAGGACGCCGGCCACGCTGAAGGGGATCGTCCCGCCCAGAACGGCCAACAAATCCCGGAACCGCGGCGCGTAGCGAAGAAGCCTCGCCAACCGCGGCCGTCGCGCGGTGAAGCTGTCCGCGCTCGCCTTCAGCGCGAGCGAACTCATCGCATTAGTTCTTGCCGATCTTGTCGATCTGCGCCTGACTCAGCTTTTCTACGGAAGCGGGAAGCGCGACGAAACTGACCTGATCGAGGAAGCTTGCAGCGGCCCCGTGCTCCGGTAGGATCGTCCAGGTCAGGAACGCCTTGATCTCGCCTCCCATCGCCGCGTCCGGTTGGGTCGCGTTGACGATCGCATATTCGTAATTGACTATCGGATAGGATTTGTCGCCCGGCGCGAAGATCAGACTCAGGCTTTCGTCCGCGGGCGTCTTGCCGGAAAGCGAGTCCGCCGCGGCCTTCACGCTTTCGGGGGTCGAGAGCAGGAACTTGCCCACCCGGTTCTGCAGCGCCGCCTCGCCCAACGCGTTGCTCTCAGTCGCCGTCTTGAAGCTGATGCCGACGTAGCCGATGGAATACGGCGCGTTTTTCATCGCGTCGACCACGCCAGGATTGCCTACGGCCCCGATGGCGCCCGGCGCCGCGGGCCAAGAGATGGACGTCCCGTAGCCAAGCGAATTCGCCCAGCCGGGCGCGCTGGCGGAGAGATATTGTGTGAAGATGAACGTGTCGCCGGAGCCGTCGGTCCGGTGAATCGTGACGATCTTTTGATCCGGCAATTTCACGCCGGGATTCAGCTTCGCGATCTCCGGATCGTTCCAGTCGACGATCTTGCCCTGGAAAATCAAGGCGAGCACGGGGCCGTTCAGGTTCAGATGGGTTTTGTCCAGACCTGGGAGATTGTAGTTGACCATCTGGCTGGAAATCGCCAGCGGGATATTCATCATCGTGGCGTGCTGTTTCGCCAGCGCCGGGCTGAGATAGGCGTCGGAACCGCCGATTTGCGCTGTTCCGTCGATTGCCTGGGATATTCCCGTACCGCTGCCTGTGCTCTGCGGCGTGATCTCGAGGCCCGCGTGGGCCTTGACGTATTCGGGAATCCAGAGATTGAACAGCGGATAGAGCAGGCTCGACCCCGTCTCGATCATCTGTTGATCGGCGGCATGGGCCGGGGCGCTCATGAAGGCGCCGCCCGCTAGCGCGGTTGTTCCAAGGACGGCGGACATCATCAAGCGGCGAATGCCTGATGCGACTGCGGCTTCAGCGTGTTCGTCGGACATTGGTGGCCTCGAGTGAGTTCGCGATTGGCGGATGATGATGGTCACGAGCATCAATCGGCGACCAGCCTCGGAAATTACTCACGCGTCATATAGCCACTAAAACACTCGCCCCTTAGGTCAACGCGAAACAAACGCCGGTACGCTCCGGATTGTTCAAGCAAAGGGTTCTTTGACAGGACGAACGCGATTGCTTCGCGGCGCTCGCCAAGAGCATCACTCAATTGGCGACCAACCTTTAGGGATCAGGTTGCCGAAGCTCCACTCAATCTGCGTAGCAGCTTCGCCTGCGACCATGACCCGAGGACGCGGGCGAACCGCTTTTTCAAGATTGTGCCCCGAACGTCTCTGGCGACAATATAGTTAAACGAAGTGAGCGACGTATTTGTGACAGCGGGCGGCCACAAATTTCGATTCGAACGTGTCGAACCCAGGGCTGGTTGTCGACTTGATACAAGAAACGTCAAATTCGCCTGATTGCCCATTATATCCGCCACCCTTTCACAAAAGGGGGGGCAGAGCGCTTCTGGGACCAGATAACGCCTTGCCTTAGGCAGCGGGTTCGGCGGTCAATTCCTACCCCGCGCGACCTGTCGTAGGCTCGAAAACTGATTCGCCAAAAGCTGCCTTAAGTAGTTTCCGAGCGTATCCAGAGATTTCGCATCGTTTATGCGTCAGCTTGGAATGGCGCGCGGAGAAACAACGCCCACGCGACAAACCGGTCGGGGCGACCTCGATCATTCTCGGCGCCGCGGCGCAACAGGGATCTCACATGAAAGCCGAAATACTGGCCAAGATTGGCGAGAAGGGCCTGCAACCAGCGGCGGCTTTGAACGCAGCGCTTGCGGCGAACGATCGCGTAAAATTTCTCTTTTCTCTGCTGCAGTTTGCCTTGGCGCACGCGAAGACCCCGGAGCGGACGGCGCCGAGCCTGCGTCGCGAACGCATAGCGTGCGGGATCGACGCTCTAGACCTCGACAATGCCGCGGCCGGAGCGCGGATGGTTGGAGCGTCCTGCCTTGTGCCCGGCCTCGCAGGCATTCTCGTTCGCCTAACCGAGGACATGCGCGTATTGGCCTCGCCCGCGCTCGCCGACCGGACAGACGGCTTTGGCGCGCGGCTGGAAAGTCTTCTAACCGATTTGCCTAAGGCGGAAAACGACATGGTGGCTCCCGACGTCATCTCGGCGATCACCTATGCCGAGCCCGGCGGCGACGACAGCCTGCACAAATTGGTCATGGATCTGCACAAGAAACTCAACGCCATGCAGGTCGACCTTGCCGAAGAGCGGATCGAAGGCGCCGCCGCCTACAATCTCGAGCCGTCGGACCGGCCATGGGTCTCGGCGTTTATGGCCGGTCTAAATCGCACCGCGAAGCTGAAGTTCGCGCACCCAGGGCTGGCGACCACGGCGACGCACACTGAGGGCCGCCTCGTCATCCAAAACGACATTGGAACAACCGACGCTCATGTAATCGTCATTCATGTCGAAGGGCTAAAGGTCAGCGTAACTTACACCGATGTTCATCCCGAGCGGCTCGCGTTCTTTCAAGACCTATTGAAGCCCAAAGGCGTGCAATGGCAGACCGACCGAACGGCGATGCTCGCCGCCGGAATGCCCTTTTTTCTCGCGACAAGCGTGTTCGAAGCCAGGGACGTCGAAACCTGCCGAACCTTTCTTGAATTTCTCGGCTCTCGCCTCGTCTTCCTGATCGATTGGAACCGGGCGCGCAAGCAATTGCGCGGCTTTCTGCGCGGCGCGGATCGCATCGCCTTGCTGACCTGGGCCGTGGATAGCGAGATCGGGCATCGCGGATTCCTCGAGCTGGGAGGTTCCCGGTTGATCAACGACGCGATTGAGGCGGCGGCGGGATCGTCGATGCATTTCGGGGACAGGCTGTGCGACGTGCTGGGCGACTCGGAAACGATCGAGTTCATGCATTTTGTGTTTAAGGCCGCCACCGAGGGTCTTCTCTCCGGGCAGTCGCACGGGCTTATCGCGGACCGTGTTCGGATCGCTTTAGCGACGCACTTTAGCAATGAAGAGCGACAGCTGCTTCGCTTGGCCCTGGACCATGCGGCCCTGATCTTTGAAATCGCGACTCTGGCTCGCGACGGTCTGCACAGCGATCAATCCGGCGCGGACAAGCGCGCCCACCGCGCTCGGCGCTACGAACACGACGCGGATCAACTGGTTTCGGAAATACGAACCGCGGTGCTGCGCCGTCCCGACTACAAGTGCTTCCTCCCCTTAGTTGAAGCAGCTGACGACGCTGCCGATTTTCTGGAGGACGCCGTCTTTTTCCTTGAGCTGGACGCGTTAGAAGGCAAGCCGCTGGGGGTGTTACAGGAGCTTGCGGAATTGCTCGTTGAGGCCTCGCAAGAATGGATCAAGGCTCTCGGCGACGGGAAGGAAATTGGCCGCGTCGCGGGACGTGACGAAACGCAGGATTTTTTGGCGGTGTTCGACCGTTTGGCCACGCTCGAACATCAGGCGGACGACGCCGAGCGTGCCGTGACGGGAGCGGCCATTCGACATGCGAAGGATTTCCGACAGTTGCACCTCTTCACGGCGATTGCGTCTCGGCTGGAAGCTGCATCTGACGCACTGAGACACGCCAGTCTGATCCTTCACGAACATGTGCTGAAGGATGTCATCGATGGCTGAGCTTTATCCAATACTTCGGGGCATGCCGCCTGCAAGTGGCGGCGCTGAGGAAGTCGGCGGCAAGGCTTGGAACCTGATGCGCATGGCTCAGATCGGCCTGCCCGTACCGCCGGCGTTCGTGCTGCCGACAACCTGGCGGCGACGGCGCTTTCCGGAGAGCGAGTCCGCCCTCCGAGCGGCGCTGATTCAAGGCATTGAGACGCTGGAGGTTGCTACAGGTTTAAGTTTCGGCCGCCCGCGCCATCCGCTACTCGTCTCCGTACGCTCGGGCGCCGCTATCTCGATGCCCGGCATGATGGAGACCGTGCTGGATGTCGGGCTAAACGCCGAGACGGTCGCCGGGCTTGTGCGATTGACGGGGAATCC